CATCATTGAGGCGCTACAATGTCCTGCGGGTTCAGCAGTCTTGTATGTGGCTCCAACGCAGGGACAGGCACGTCAAATTATCTGGGATGTGTTGATGGAGATTGGCAGGGAAGTCATTGCTAACTCCCATGTAAACAACATGGACATCACTATGATTAACGGAGCCAAGATTTACGTCCGTGGCGCTGATAGACCAGATACGCTGCGCGGTGTGAGCTTGACTTACGCTGTGTTGGACGAGGTTGCGGACATCAAGCCCGAAGCCTGGGAGCAGGTTATCCGAGCTTCTCTGTCAGACAAGAAGGGCCGCGCTATCTTCATTGGCACTCCCAAGGGGCGCAACTGGTTCTATGACTTATTCAAGCTAGGCCAGAAAGAAGATGATAATGATTGGAAGTCTTGGCACTTTACGACCAAGGACAATCCTTTGATTGACCCTAACGAGATTGAGTCTGCTAAGAAAACACTGAGTAGTTTTGCTTTCAAGCAAGAGTACTTGGCTTCTTTTGATAACGCTGGTAGCGATACCTTCAAGGATGAATGGATAAAATATGGCGTGGAACCTGAACACGGTAGCTACTTCATTGCAATCGACTTGGCAGGCTTTGAAGAAGTGGCTAAACAAGCTGCTAACGCGAAAAAGCGACTAGACGAGACATCAATCTGCATCGTCAAGGTCACTGAAGACGGTAAGTGGTTTGTCAAGGAGATTGACCACGGGCGGTGGGACATCCGTGAGACTGCTGCCAAAATCGTAATGAAGATGCGGGATTACCGCCCAATTAGTGTTGGAATTGAGCGTGGAGCGTTAAAAAACGCTGTTTTGCCGTACTTGTCGGATTTGATGCGGAAAAATAATGTATATTCCCACATAGTTGACCTGACCCACGGCAATCGGAAAAAGACGGACAGAATTATCTGGAGTCTCCAAGGACGCTTTGAACATGGGCGCATCATTCTGAACAAGGAAAAGGATTGGGATGTTTTCATCGACCAACTCCTGATGTTCCCAGCGCAAGGCGTACATGATGACTTGCCAGATAGTCTTGCATACATTGACCAACTAGCCGTAACATCCTACTATGAGCAGGATGAAGACGATGAAGAATGGGCACCGATGGACGTTATTTCGGGAATATAGATGGCAAAACTTGACCAAAACGATTTCGATGAGCCGACTCCCGAAGACAAGGAGTTAGTCGCTTTTATCACCGACCACTGCGACCGCTGGCGTGATTATCGTAACACCAACTTTCTTGATGACTACCTAGAGTACGAGCGCATCTTCCGTGGCGAATGGGCTGCTGAAGACAAAACCCGTGACTCTGAGCGTAGTCGTATCGTGACTCCTGCTACTCAGCAAGCAGTCGAGACACGCCATGCTGAAATCATGGAAGCCATCTTTGGTCAGGGCGAGTTCTTTGACATTGAGGATGACATCAAGGATGTGAATGGCACTCCACTAGATGTTGCTGCGCTCAAGGCGCAGATGATGGAAGACTTCAAGAAAGACAAAATCAGAAAATCTATCGACCAGATAGAGCTAATGGCTGAAATCTATGGCACTGGCATTGGTGAAATTGTTGTCAGCATGGAAAAGGAGTTCATTCCTTCTACGCAGCCGATTCCAGGTCAGCCAGGGCAAGCTGCCATTGGCGTTATTGAAAAAGAACGTGTTGGGGTAAAGATTGTTCCCGTAAACCCAAAGAACTTCCTGTTTGACCCTAATGGCACATCAGTTGATGACTGCATGGGCGTTGCCATTGAGAAGTATGTATCCATACACAAAATCGTGCGTGGCATTGAGCGTGGCATTTACCGCAAGGTAAACATCACGCCGACCTATGATGACACAGACCTTGAGCCAACTCAAGAGGTCGTGCAGTTCCAAGATGAAAAAGTAGTGCTGCTGACCTACTACGGGCTAGTTCCGCGAGAGTACCTCAAGAAGGTAAACGAGGAAGTTGAAGTCCTGTTCCCAGAAGACTCTGTTGCCGAAGAATACCAAGACATGGTAGAGGCAATCGTAGTCATTGCGAACAATGGGTTGCTGCTCAAAGCAGAAGAAAACCCATACATGATGAAAGACCGCCCCGTCTTGGCCTATCAAGATGATACGGTTCCGAATCGTCTGCTGGGTCGTGGCACTGTGGAAAAAGCGTTCAATATGCAGAAAGCTATTGACGCACAGGTTCGCAGCCACTTGGATTCGTTGGCATTAACGACATCACCCATGATTGCGGTAGATGCCACCCGTCTGCCCCGTGGAGCAAAGTTTGAGGTCAAGCCTGGAAAGGCTTTCCTGACAAATGGCAATCCATCAGAGATTTTGATGCCGTTCAAGTTTGGCAATACGGATGGCAACAACCTAGCCACCGCCAAAGACTTTGAGCGTATGCTGCTGCAAAGCACTGGAACGCTGGATTCGCAAGGAATGGTGTCCAATGGTGCGCGTGATATGGGCCAAGGCGGTATGTCGATGGCTGTTGCGTCCATCATCAAGCGATACAAGCGCACTTTGGTGAACTTTCAAGAGGATTTCCTCATCCCGTTCATCAACAAGGCTGCTTTCCGCTTCATGCAGTTCGACCCAGAGCGTTATCCCTCTGTGGACATGAACTTTTTGCCGACTGCTACGCTGGGAATCATTGCCCGTGAGCATGAGCAGCAGCAGTTCATTGGCCTGCTACAGACTCTTGGCCCAAATACACCTGTTCTGCCTATCATTTTGAAGGGCATCATCCAGAATTCCAGCCTGAGTAACCGCTTTGAGATGATTGCTGCATTGGAGCAAATGAGCCAAGCTGACCCACAAGCACAGCAAATGGAGCAAATGAAGACGCAATTGGCTCTTCAGGCTGCTCAAGCCCAGATTGCGGTCAATACGACTCAAGCAGAGCAGAATCGTGCAGAGGCTAATAAGCTCAATACCGAAGCGCAGCTTATGCCGCAGGAATTGCAAGCAAAAGCACTAGCTGCTGCTACGAAAAACCTTCCTCAGCAGTCCGATGCCAATCAAGTTGAGTTCGATAAGCGGGTAAAAATCGCTGAATTGATGCTCAAAGAGGCTGACATCAAGAACAAGTCCAAGATTGTTGAGTTGCAGATGCAGGATAAAAACTCAAAAATGGAACAAGACTTCCTTAACCGCATTACCACGGAATTGCAGTAATGAGCATTCTTGAAGAAGTAAGCAAAATGTCTGCTGAAGAGCAGATGGCAATGGCTGTTGCGTTGCAAAATGCTGCATCTCAGAAGGTTAATCAGGCGCGGAGCGAGAGCATTGGCAAAAGCGTAGAAGCTGTCATCAAAGGCTTGAAAAAAATCAAAACAGACCTTGAGGAACGTTTTGATGAGCTAAACGGCACGATTCAGTCCAAAGCAAACTCACTTTCTAACGGCAAAGACGGGAAAGATGGGCGCAATGGCAAGGATGGCGCACCTGGGCGTGATGGAAAAGATGGCGCTACTGGCCCAATGGGTGCAAATGGCGCTAATGGTGCTGATGGTGCTGATGGCGTAAGCGTTGTAAGTGCCTTTATTGATTTTGATGGTAGCTTGACCATTGTTCTAAGCGATGGCACAGAAATTAATGCTGGCGAAGTCGTGCCAATGGATGTTGCGGAAAAGATTAAGGTCATCACCAATGGTGGCGGCACTTCTCAGTCAGTTCTTGACTCTATTGCAAGCCTGCAAGCTCAGATAACTGCACTCATTCCTAGCCAAACAGGGAATAGCGGTAAATATTTAACCACCAATGGTTCTGTGCTTTCATGGGCAACTGTTCCTGGAATATTGAACTACCAAGGCACTTGGAACGCATCTGCTAACACGCCGACATTGGCATCTAGCACTGGTACACAGGGTTACTACTACATTGTTGGAACTTCTGGCTCTACAAATCTGAATGGAATTACAGATTGGGTAGTTGGTGATTGGCTTCTATTCAATGGTTCTGTTTGGCAAAAGATTGATACAACGGATTTGGTTACATCAGTAGCTGGTCGTACTGGTGCTGTAACACTAAGCACTACAGACATCAGTGGTTTGGGTACGATGGCTACGCAAGCAGCATCATCTGTGGCTATCACAGGCGGCTCAATCACAGGCATTACAGATTTGGCTGTAGCAGATGGTGGAACAGGCTCATCTACTGCTTCAGGCGCAAGAACAAACTTAGGATTGGTGATTGGAACTGATGTCCTAGCTCCGAGTGGTTCTGCCGCATCTTTAACGAGCTTTCCTACTTTTAATCAGAATACAACTGGTACAGCATCAAATGTGACGGGTATAGTTGCATTAGCCAATGGTGGCTCTGGGCAGACTACCGCACAGTTGGCTATCAATGCCTTTGCTGGAGCAGTGACTAGTGGCTCTTATTTGCGGGGCAATGGCACAAATGTGGTGATGAACACCATCCAGGCTGCGGATGTGCCAACATTGAACCAAAGCACTACAGGCAGCGCTGGCTCTGTTGCAACAACAAACTTTTCTATTGTTGAGTCAGGCGGGAAATTGCTGTTTAAGTATGGTGCTACTACAATCGCGTCCATGACTTCTGCTGGAGTGATTACTGCGCTTTCCGACATCTCCGCGAACAACACACCTTAATAGGACGAATCATGGCAACTACCGTCACGCTTAAACCGAATGCAATTGACATTTCTGGGTCAACGTCAGGCACTACTACGTTGCAGGCTACTGCGGTAGCTGGAACTACAACCATCACTCTACCAGCAGCTACAGATACCCTGGTTGGTCGGGCGACTACCGACACGCTAACAAACAAGACTCTGACAAGTCCAGTTTTAACTACTCCAGCACTAGGCACTCCAGCCTCTGGTGTAGTCACTAACCTGACTGGTACTGCCTCTATCAACATCAACGGCACTGTAGGAGCTACTACACCAAGCACTGGCTCCTTTACATCCATCACCGACTCAGGCAACCTGACATTCACAGGCACAGGCAACCGCATTACTGGTGACTTCAGCAATGCAACTTTTGCAAACCGCGTGGCATTTCAGACAAGCACAACTAATGGAAATACGTTA